GAAGGTAAAGCCAGGTCATGCATGTCACGCGGCGGTTTCGGATCGGGGTTCGGGTTCAGCCGGGGTTTCGCCAAGCCGCTCGGTTTTCAGGACCGCGAAGGTCCGTCCATCGCCATCGAGGATCGCATCGCGCCCCGTGTCGGCCTGCCAGCGTTCGACGGCGACGTCGACGTAGGCTGGGCTGATTTCCATCGCGAAGACGCGACGGCCATTTGCTTCGCCTGCCATGATCTGCGAGCCCGAACCTGAGAACGGCTCATAGCACAGCCCGCCGCGTGCCACATGCTGGCGCATCGGGATCCCGAAGGCATCGAGCGGTTTCGGCGTGGGATGGTCGGGCCGGTCGTCCTTGGCAAAGCTGGGCAGCGCCCATGTCGATGGCAGCGTTTCCTCGGCCACCTTTGGCGGCCGGTTCGGCCGACGCCAGCCCATGAAACAGGGCTCGTGCTTCCACAGATAATGCGACCGGGTCAGAACCCCGCGGTCCTTTGCCCAGATGATCTGCTGGTGCACGAATGCACCGGCCTTTTCCCAGCAGGCTTCCAGCATCGCCTGGCGGCGCGAGGCGTGCCAGCAATACCACGCGGCGTTTTCGGCAATGGCTTCCGCGACGGCGGCCGCGATGAAGCCGTCGTAAAGCTCGGCCCCCTGCGAACTGTCGTCCCAAGTGGTGCCGTAGGATGCCGACCAATCCTTGTTGCGCGTCGGATGGTTCGAGCCGTCATAGTCCACAAGATACGGCGGGTCGGTCGCGAACAGGATCGCCCGCTCGCCGTTCATCAGGCGGCGAACGTCGGCAGCGCTGGTGCTGTCGCCGCAAAGCAGCCGGTGGTCGCCGAGGATCCAGAGATCGCCGGTGCGCGATGCCGGATTGCGCGGCGGTTCGGGGATGGTCACCGGAGGCACTGAGCCACCGGCGCCACCTTCTTGCCCGTCCCCCTCCGGCACGAAGGCCAAGAGCTTGTCCAACTCGCCATCGGAGAAACCGACAAGCGACAGGTCGAAATCCTCAGCCAGAAGATCGTTCAGTTCCGCCGACAGCAGCGCCTCGTCCCAGGTGCCGAGTTCCGTCAATTTATTGTCAGCAATCCGGTAAGCTCGCCGCTGCGCCTCGGTCAGATGCCCGAGCACGATGACCGGCGCTTCGGTCAGCCCTAGCTGCGTCGCTGCCAGTACCCGGCCATGGCCCGCGATCAGTTCACCGTCTTCGGCCACGAGGCAAGGCACGGTCCAGCCAAACTCCGCCATGCTGGCGGCAATCTTCGCGACTTGTTCTGCGCCATGCGCCTTGGCGTTCCGAGCGTAGGGCTGGAGCTTGGCCAGCGGCCACATCTCGATCCGATCCGGGGCAAAGCTCAGCGTCATTGTCGGGTCATTCCTCGGATCAAGTGGATACCCCTGGCTTCCGGACTTCGGGGTCCAGACTGGACTCCAAGCGGGGTCCAGCGGCCACCAAGGGTGTCCAGCTTCAAGGGTTTGATTTTGCAGTGTTTCAGGCGGGTTCAGGCAGCGCTGGCTTCCGGGTGGCTTCCCAAAAATCCGGCCCTGTCGCTAGCGATTTGCCGCGCTTCGCCCGCCAGCATACGAATATCGCCAGGAAGGAACCAGAAACTGCCACGGGCTGGACCCCCGACCGGACTCTCGCTGGATAACGGGGTCCAGCGGACTCCGACAACGAAATGGGGAGAGCCGTCTCCCGACGCACTCTCCCCATCATGCCCTTCGGATAGCACGGACATGTTGCATGTGTCGAACACAAAAGTGTTGCAACACATTGGAGTCACATAGCATTCAGCCTTGCTGCGATCTTCGTCAGCGCCAGCTGCCACCTCCGCCACGCGGTGGTACGATCCACACCCAACTCGCCACCGATCTGCTTCCACGGCACGCGGGCGGCACGCGACCAGACCAGCTTGCGCTCCGCTTCCTCGATCCAGAGCACCCAGTCGAAGGTCTGTTCGAGCCGGGTGATCGCGGCAGCCGAGGGCCAGACCCGCATCGGCTGCGGCTCCATCGCCGCGATCTCGCGGCTGGTCCGCACGATGTCGGGCCAGGTGTTGAAATATCCCTTCGCCTTCACCGGCGGCAGCCTGCGCAGGGTACGGAACGCCTCCTCGAAATGATCGGCAACGTCGTCCGCGGTCCAGACACGATCAGCCATGGCCCACCTCCCTCACAGCAGGAAGCTTGCCATAGAGCTTGTCACCCAACTGGCGGACGAGTTCGCGCTCAGGCCAGGTGAGACGCGGGTCATCGAGCGACACGGCCAGCATGCGCTGCTCGTGCCATCCGTCCCGTTTGACCTGCTCGGGATCCCGGCGCTGGCCGCCGTAGCCCTTGGGGTACAGCCTCATGCCACACCCCCATTCGTCTCGATCGCCCAGACCAGCAACGCAATAGCATCTGCCTCGTTGTCGTCGACGGGGCTGAACCCGCGGGCGCGGGCCGCTGCGATCATTGCCTCCTTGGGCGCATTGCCCTTGCTGGTCGCATGGCGCTTGATCGTACCGACCGGGACGCCCTGATAAGGGACGCCGCGCAGTTCGCACCACGCGGTCAAAGTTGCCATCAGACCGCCATAGACATGAGCCGCTTCTGTTCCCGCGTGGCGGCGAACTTCCTCGAACCAGATGGCTGAGATCGAGCCGGACAACCGGTCGAGTTCCATCAGCCAATTGGTGAAGCGCAGGTAGCGCATCCCGCCGCCATCATAGCGGCCGGGCTTGAAGCTGGCCGTGCCAGTCGTGTTCAGACCGTCATGGCCACGCAGGGCCCAGCCTGTCGTGGTGCCAAGATCGAGCGCCAGCATGCAGCGCGGGGTGTTTTCGGATTGGGTCATCAAGACCTCCTCTTCGCTTTAGCGAGCGTGGCGGGAGGGCTGGCCGGTGAAGGCTGCGGTCTCGCCAGGCCCCGAAGGGTGGTCTGGTCATGTCAGGCGCGGGGCGAGCGGGCCGCCCGGCAGATCCTTCAAAACCTTCAGAGGGGTCTTTTGAAAGATTTTCGCCCCTAAGTGGTTGTCCTGTATATATAATATATAATCTTTCAATTATTCAATATTTCAATAGGTAACTCTCTCCTCATATTAAAACGTGCGCGCACGCCTACAGGGATAAGGGGTCCTCTTGAAAGATTGAAAGATTTGAAGGATCCCTCTTTTCTCATTCATAGCATAGGCTTGACCCCATCCCTTGCTTCAAGATCGCTTTTTGATGCTTTGAAGGATCTCCGGTCATCCACCCCACCTTGCCAACCTGTAGACCATGGCTTGCTTGGTCGATGACCCGCGCATGCCGGTGGTGATGTCGCCGCTCTCGATCAGGGTGAGCAGGATTTCGTCGCGATCGCGCGATTTCAACCACTGCGAGGCCCGGGTGATCTCAGATTTCGTGATCCCCTTGGCCCCGGATGAACGGATGATCTCCTTCAGTCGCTTCAGGTGGGCCTCGGTCTCGGTATCCGCGACATGCCGCTCAACCGCTTCCATGGTCCTTTGGGCGTAATGCCGCACGAAGCCGATGGCCCACTCCGCTGCCGTGATCTCGATCTCGGGCCGGGCCGGATCGCGTCCCACCGCCACGATCAGCGCGAGCTTCAGGGCGTTTTCCCCGATACGGGCGAGGATTGCGGTGAAGGCCGTACCTGCCGCTGCACGTAGTTCCTCAGTCAACTCAATGCTGAGCTGGCGGAACCGGACCCTTGCCTCCTCTGTCATCGGCACGATCATCGGGTTCACGGCGGTGTTCTGATCGGCGGTCTTGCCGGTCAGATTGCCTTTCCTGACCCCACCGCCGGCGGCGATCAGTTGCAGCCCTTGGATCAGCGCGGGTGGTGCCTGCCGGATGCCAACGGCGATGTTCTCGTCGGGATAGTCCTCGTCGCTGGGCAGGATCAGGAAGCGCGCGAGCGAGCCGTCAACGACGTTGGCCCCCTGGAGGGCACCCCAGAAGTGCAGCGGCGTCGTGGTGCCATAGACGCAAAGACAGGGCTGCACGATGTCACGCCGCTCGTTCGATCCATCCCGGTTGGCGTACTCCGCGCCGAGGAAGATCCCGCCGGCCGAGGTGTAGAGCTCGGTCATGTTGTCGAGGATCTCGGTGATGTGGCGCGGGCTGCGCTTGCGATCTGCCGCAGCCGACAGGAACATGCCGAATTCGTCGATCTGGAACAGGATCGCGGGCTGGCGGTGCAGCGCGGTCAGAAGCCCGGCGCCGGAGGCGATCTTGTTGCCGCCGAGGTGATGGGCGAGCCCCGCCTCGAAGAAGGTCTCGTTGATGATCTCGCGCGCGTGGTTCTTGCCCGACCCGCTGTCGGCAATGCCCACGACGTAGAGGTTCGAGCGCAGGTTGCTCTCCGTCCGGTAATTCCGCCCCATCAGCGCGCCGATGGCGCAGAGGCTGGCCCCCAGCGACAAGAGCGGCTGAGGACGCCGGGCTGTGGTCAGCATGTAATCGGTCAGATCACCCACCAACCCGTCAGAGATGGTCAGTGAGAATGGTGGCCCGGCCGGGGGCGACGATGGCTCGGCTGCCGTCACATCCAGCCTCGCCAGCAGACCCGCCGCAGGATGGTCGCCGTCCTCGGGCAGGCTGCCGTCCAGACGCATAGCGGGTTCAGGCTGCCAGCCGCGTTCCATCGCGAGATGGTAGATCGTGCCAGCCCCGATCCGGTCGGGCTTGAAGCTGGCCCAGGCCTTCAGCGTGGTCGCGGGCACATCCTTGGCAGCCTGCGCTGACCAGTCAGCAAAGAGATCAGCCCCGGCCCCGCCGAGCGCCCCTTTCAGGGCCATGCCGACGCGCATCCAACTTTCATAGTCGAGTTCGGCATTTGGCAGCCAGGCGAGCGCCGCCTCGATTGCGGGCAACGTACCGATTTGACTGTGGCAGCGCGCGATCTCACCGGCTGGTGCATTGGAAGCCAGCCCGCGCTGCCGCAGGTTTTCTGGCAGCAGCGCATAGGCCTCGTCGAGAAACGCCAGCGCCACTTCGGCCGAGATTTCCGGAAGGTCGGTGATATCGATGTCCGCCAGCCCCTCCTCAGGCCAGGCATAGGGCGCGCCGGTGTCGGGGTGGATGGCATAGGCAAGGAACTGCTGCCCGAGGCAGAGCACTTCCAGCGGATGGCGCTTGATGCCCCGGAACGGCTCATTGGTGCGATAGACCAGCATGCGCTTCGGGGCCCGGCCAATCCGCAATGCGGGTGTATCGCCGAGACGTTCCCGGGCGAGCCGCTCGATTTGCAGCGCCAAGTCGGCATCGTCCTTGATATCGATGTCGACCGCAGCAACTGCGCCGCCGACAATGCCGATGCCGCAATCCGGCCAGTTGGCCCATGTGGCCACCTCGACCTCGGTGGTGCCGCGCTCTGCATGGCGGTTCCACTCTGGATAATCCGTCCATGTTCCGCGCTGGAAGCGGCCGGGCTTCTTCGTGCCCGGGCCGATGGGGAGGATGGCATAGCCATTGGTGACGAGCCGCGCGCCGAAGCGCGCCATGAAGGATGTGTCAGCCATCAGAAGGGCACCTCGGGACTCAGGGCGTCGAGGCGTTTGCGATCCTTGGCCGCAAGCTCACGCAGGTGGTCGCAATATCCGGTGACGACCGCATCGATGAAGCGGTCCCACTCGGTCCCGGTCAGGGTGGCGAGATCGGACTTGCCGATGCTCTCGAGATACTCGCCGCCCTGCTGGCCGCCGACGGTCATCGCCTCGGCCTCGTTCGGTGTGGGATCGATCATGCCCTTCCTCCCATGGCAGATGTCCTGGCAGGTCCGGCTGCAGAGGTGCTTGCGGCTGGCATCGCGGCGCGGGTCGGAGATGCGGAAGTCCCGGTCGAACCAGCCAAACCCACGAGGTTGCCGGTGGCAGACGGCGCAGAGGCCGGTGTGGATTGGGCGCATGGGTCAAACCTGTAGCCGGAGACTTCGACATAGCGGCCCGAGGGACGGACCGAGATTTCGCTGGGGCGGACAAGACGCTTGGCCTCAGCGATGGCTTCAGCCACGGTAAGCGGCACCGGGCAGCCCGGGGCGCGCTTGCACCACCAGTCGGCGGCCTTCTGGCGCGCGTACCCCTGATGCTCGATGCAGACCCATTCGCTGTAGGACCTGAGCCCGCAGTTGTAGGTGACCTTGAGCGAGGGCAGCCCGCCCAGCTTGTCGTGGCGGCTGTAGGACACGCCATGAACCGGCAGCCATTGCGCCTTCGGCGACAGGACCGGCAGCGTGGCCGCCGTGGGGGCGATTTTCACCTCGCGGGCCGGGAACACATGGCCGCAATCCGGGCATTCCGTCGCCGAGAGCGCGATGATGCTCTCGCACATCGGGCAGACCTTGGTCGGGGCTTCACCACCGCCGCCGTCACCCGGCCGTTTGGGCCGCACCAGATCGATCGGCCCGTGGCGGCGGACATTGCCAGCGAAGTCGAGGACCAGGCAGTTCTCCTTTCCCGGCGCGAGGCGCGTGCCGCGACCGACCATCTGCACATAGAGGCCTGCGGACTTGGTGGGGCGCAGGAGCGCGATCAGATCGACGGCGGGGGCGTTGAAGCCGGTGGTCAGCACACCCATCGAGGCCAGCGCGCGGATTTCACCGCGCTTGAAAGCGGCAATGATGGCATCGCGCTCTTCCTTTGGCGTGTCCCCGAAGATCGTGCTGCAGATGATGCCCTGACGGGCGAACTCCTCGGCCACGTGGCGTGCGTGGTCCACGCCGGAACAGAAGGTCAACCAGGACTTCCGGTCGAGGCCATGTGCGATGATCTCGGTGACCGCGGCCCGCGTAATGGCCTCCTGATCGACGGCAGCAGCCAGATCGCGCTGGATGAAATCGCCCGCACGGGTACCGACCTTCGAAACATCGAGGCGCGTGGCGGGCTGCTTCGACACGAGCGGGCTCAGATAGCCGGCGTCGATCAGATCGCGCACCGGTGCCTCGTAGGCGATATCGGTGAAGAGCGCGTTCTTGCCCTCGTGCAACATGCCGCTGTCGAGCCGGAAGGGCGTGGCGGTCAGCCCGATCACCTTGAGCGCGGGGTTGATCCGGGCCAGCCCGTCGAGGAAGCGCCGATACATCGTGCTGGAATTGCCGGGGATGAGATGGGCCTCATCGATCAGGACCAGATCGGTGTGGCCGACCTCCTGCGCGCGGCGATGGATCGACTGGATGCCTGCGAAGAGAATGCGAGCCTGTGCCTCGCGCTTGCCCAAGCCCGCCGAATAGATGCCGGCCGGGGCCTCGGGCCAGAGGCCGATCATTTCGGCATGGTTCTGGGCGATCAACTCGCGGACATGGGTCACGATCAGGATGCGCTGGTCGGGCCAGGCTTTCAGCACGCCCTCAATGAAGGCGGCCATCACCAAGCTCTTGCCCCCGGCGGTCGGGATAACCACCAGCGGATTGCTATTGTGGGATTGGAAATAGCCGTAGATCGATGTGATCGCGGCCTGTTGATAGGGGCGCAGGGTCAGCATGGCGCGGCCTCCGTCGTGCGGGCGTCGTTTGCCCAGGTGGAGCCATCGGCCATGCGGTAGGTGACGATATCGTCGCCCGCATCGATGACCTCGCCCGGGACGAGATCGGGGATAAAGAGATGGCGGGTGCAGGCCGCACGCTGTTCCGCGGGTGCCAGCATCCGGTCGTGGCGGGCGCAGTGCCAGCCGCCGTCAACGGGCGTCGCATGCAGGCACGACCGGCAGGTCACGACCGCACCGTCCGCCTCATGGCAGACTGCATGGTGATCGCAGAACCTGCATTCGAACCAGGCCGGGTCCTCGCTGATCCGCGCAGGCGGATGCTGGGCGAAGATGACGCGCCCGGCCTTGTCCAGCAGGCGCTCTGCCATTGCGCTGTCGGCCTCGATGCGCTCGATATGCAGCGCGTCAGTGTCCTTGCAGACCGCCACATAAAGCGCGCGGGTGATCCCCGTCAGGTGCATGTAGATCTGCATCTGCGCGGCGTGCTGGGGCTTGGCCAGCACCACGCCTTTGGTGGTCAGCTCAGTGAAGCTCTTGACCCCGTGGGTCTTGAACTCCAGCACATGCCAGGTCTTCGGGGCCTCGAGGATGCCGATGGCAACGCCGTCCAGCGAGCCGCCGAAATGGCCGCCATGGGCCTCGACGCGGAACTGGCGGCCGGTTTCCGGGTCGACCTCCAGAACCGTTGCGCCAGTGGCGCGCAGGTTGCGCACGAGGCGGTCCTCTTCCAGCTGGCCGGTCTCGAAGAGGCGCAGCAGGCGGCCGGAGTGGCGCGCGGGCGTGACCCAGCGGAAATCATACCAGAGTGCGCGTGCGCAGGATTTGCCGATGATCGAGGCGCCAAGATGGTCGCGGAAACCATCACCCTGACGGGCTTCATAATCGGCATAGATCGCCGTCAGCGTCGGCGTGAGGGCTTCGGGGAGCTCGGCCATCACAGACCCTCCCGTTCGCTGCGCGCCTGCGCCTCGGCCAGAATGCCGTTCCAGGTTTCCGGATCATGGCGCTCGCGCAGAACGCCGATCAGCGCGTCCTTCAGCTTTTCGCGGCGGCGACGTCCGGTGCTTTTGGCCAGCAGTTCTGCCCGTTCACGGCTCAGATGCCGGAGTGCCGTGCGGGCCCGATGGAACCAGTCCGGGTCGATGGGCTTATGGCCGCGCTGCCGCGCAAGATCGGCCGTCGCGATCTGGGTGCGGATCTTGGCAATGGCGTCGTCGAGTTCGATCAACCGGCGCTGATCATCAGGCAAGCCGGGGCTGTTCACGGCCACGGGGGCCGCGTTGTTCATGTCAGTCATAGGAGTGTCCTCAGATGGGGTTAGGCACCGCCCCGGCCGTCAACAGGTCAGGGCGGCGCAGCGCATCAGCCCTTCTTGTTCCAGGGAGCAGACGCCATCTTGGGCGGGGCCGCAGGTGTGGCGGGTGCAGCGGGCGTCGGCTTGGCAGCACGGGCCACCGCGCCGCGTTCGGGCGGCAGGTAGGCGATGGCATTGCTCTCGCCGTAGCCATTCTTCGGCGGCTTGATCTTCACCTGGATCGTCATCGGGATCAGGTGCAGTTCCTCGCTGTCGCTGACATGCATCTTGCCGGTCGCGTGGCAGATGGCCGACAGCGTGCGCTGCGCGATCTCCACGGTGGTCGGGTTCGGGTTCACGAGGTTCAGCTGATCGAAGATCTTGCGACCCTTGTGCTCGCCCTCGAGGATGTCGAGCATCAGCCAGAGGAACTGGCCCATGCCGTTGCGGGTAACGCGCATCTCGCTTTCGACGATCTGGGCGCGATATTTGCCGGCGGGCAGCAGCTCGTAGGCGGTGGTGGGCTCGACGTTGGTTGCGTCAAAGGACGTGTCGAAACGTGCCATGGTCTTATCCTTTCAGGGCGATCATTCGGATTGGGGCATGGCCGCCATGAACTCGGCCCAGCTGAGGTGCAGCGTGTCCGGCAAGCCGTAACGGTTCTTGGCGAGGAAGGCGGGGCGCTCCTCAGTGTGCATGACACGCGCACCGGACCCGAGCGCCCGGGTCACCTTCTTGTTGAAGCCGACATCGGATTTCGCGACGGAAATCTGATAGTTGGCGAAGAGCACGACGTCCGAATGCTCCTGCAGCAGCGCCGAGGCGCGGGTCTGCAGCTTGATCACATAGCGGTCGTAGGGCTCGTGCTCGGGGCTGTCGAAGCGCTTGATGTCGGTATGGGCAATCTGGATGACCGCCATACCCTTCTGGTCCCGGAGCGCATTCAGCTTGTCGAGATATTCGCGCCAGATATTCAGCGCTTCGCCATAGCCCTTGCCGAAGCCCGGCGTCTCGATGGAGGCCCAGCCGTTGCGGTTGCAGGCCTCTGCCCAGATCAGCGGCTCCAGCCAGTCGACGCTGTCGATGACCACCGTGCCGAACTCGTGGTCCTCGGTCAGCAGCGCATCCAGGGCCCCGGCCACTTCCGCGTAGCTCGTCGCCAGCGGAAAATGCGGCACCTGGAGTTTGCCGAGCCCGTCCTCGGTCATGATGAACACCGGCCGGTCGGCATCGGCCGCGAAGGTGGATTTGCCGACCCCTGCCACACCGTGGATCAGGATGCGCGGCGGCGTCAGCGCCGAGGTCATGCGCAGGGATGCGAGAGAAATGGCCATCAGCGCACCTCCTCGTTCAACACCAGACGGAACTTGGGCTTACCGGTCCGGACCGTGCGCGCGGGTTCAAACCCCTTGCGCCAGCTTTCCGGCAGGGCACCGTATTTGCGTTCGGAGACCGACAGCTTCGTGTCGATGAACTCGGCCGGGTCTTCGCCAGCGGATGCGATGTTTGCAGCGATCTGGGCGAGCTTGGCCTGGTCCCAGTCGATGCGCTTTGGCAGTTCGGCGATCACGGTCACGCCGTCATCCTCGAACCGGATCGTCCCAGTGTCCTTGCCAGCTTCGTGGCGAAAGTCATCGGCGCGATCGGCGTATTTCAGGGAAATGGCACCATCGAGCCAGTCCGAGATGGACTTTGCCTGCGTCAGCTGCTCGTCCGCCATGCCTTTCAGCAGGGCGAGTTGGTCGGCGGGCAGCGCCGCGATCTGGCCCACCGGCATGCGGTGGATATCGGCTAGGGTGATGTGATTGGAGATCGTCATGTCCTGCCCCCTCACGCCGACATCGGCCGATGGGGTTCATGATCCGCGCCTCGGATCTGCTCGACCTCGAATGCCTCGACGTCCTCCAGCCGGTAGATCACACGGCCGCCGAGCTTGATGAATTTCGGGCCTTCACCCGTCCACCGCCAGCGCTCCAGCGTGCGGTGCGAAATGTTCCAACGAGCCGCCAGCTCGATCTGGGAAAGGTGCCTGGTCGCCATGTGAACCTCCTTGGGATTTCCGCGAACACTTGCGGGATCAACATGGCGGAGGGGGTGGGAGGCACCGTGGAGGCAACCGGGAGGCAAACTGGGAGTTCGGAAAGATCTTCGCGCCGAAATCAAAAAAGGCCGCCCCAAAGGACGGCCTCTTTCAACGATCATGCCGGCTCGGCGTCACCTCCAGAAGTGGCTCAGTGCCAGGACCTTCTTGGACGCGTGCTTTCTGTAACGGACAGATTACCCGTCGATATCCCAGAGGTAGTTGATGTTCCGGACATAGGTCTCGATCTTTTGCACATCGCCGTCTTGAATAAGGGACTGATGAAAGATGTCATGCCCTGTCGAACGCAAGGAAGGCGTGTCGGTCATCTCGCCAAAGGTAATCGACCAGGAATCCTCGTGCTTGGCGGCGACCACATCATTGATGACCCGAGTAACCTCTTCCCGGTAGGCGCGCTTCTGGTTGTCGCTGAGACGGGCAGCAGACATCGAGTTGAACACGATGGTCACGCCGCCTTTCCGCTCGCCGATCATGGAAACTGCGTGCAGAAGGCCAGCCATGAGCAGCGCCTCCACGCAGGGAATAATCCGATCATCGTGGTCTTCATCCCAGATGATCGCAACGTTCTGGACAGCAGCTTGTTGGCGCAACTCTCCCGTTTCTGTACGCCAAGACAACGCCTGGACTACGGAATAGTGCGTGCCGCGCCCGATGTGCCCAGTCGGAGCGGGCTCATCGTAGATGCAGTGAAGGTGAGGAGAATATTTCGGGGTGTCATGCATGGGCATGATCGTATCCTTTCCATTAGAACTGTTTCTGATGGCTCGCGCCACCGCTCTTCGCAGGTTCCCCTGCCGCGCTGCAGCCTTCCGGCATTCACGCATGACCCCGGGCTTAGCAGCCCGACCGTCCCGTCAAACATAGAGGCGGCGCATTCTCGTTTCAATGGCGCGGTCTGCCGGATTGCGGCGAAACAACAATCAGGGCTCGATCCAGCAATTTCCGTCGTCGAACTTGATGAAGGTCTGCCAATCCTTGCGCCGGCCGAAGGCTTTCTTGAGCGAGTTCACCTGTCCACCATAGCCTGCCTCTTCCAGCACTGCTGCCACCCGCAGAACCGGTGATCCGGACCAGTAGGCGGCAAACAGGAGCTGGAGAAGTAGCCGCTGTTTGTCGCCACCGAAGATGAGGGTCTCGTCACCATGCCAGACGAGTCCGCAATCTTCCGAATGATCGATCGGGAAACGATGCTGGACTTGCCCGGGGAACACCCGAGCCCCGAGGACCTGCGGCGAGATCGCGAGCTTGGCCGGATCACCTGCAACATCCGCCACATTGATGATGTGGTTGCGCTTCTGGGCGGTCTCCGGGATGCGCTCACCGGGCGTGGAGGTCAGGATAATGCGGATTTCCTGCGGCGGTTTGCGCCCAACCAGCGCCTCGAGTTGCGCCCAGCCCCCCGGATCCCCAAGCCGCCGGGCAAACCAGACGGGCACTGGGGCCTTCGCTCCGGCGAACTTGATGGTTCCCACGTCCCATACGAGATCAGAGATCAAGGGCGTTGGGCGTGAAGGCCCGGCACGGTCGAACGCCACCAGCATCTTGGCGAGGGCCAGACCGTAGTCGACCTTGCAAGCCGCGATGCCTCGATTTTCAACGCTGATCCAGCGGCCCGTACTGTCGTGATAGCCGTATGATTTCAGCTCGGCCGACCAAGTGGCCTCGACCGGTTCATCCTCGTAATCGTCCATCCCGGCAACGACCGGGACATGCCCGCTCGGCACCAGAAGCTTCGCTGCGAGCAATGCGTCGGTCGCACCGCGCGAGACCTGATGCAGCGCCGATGCTTGGAGAGACCTGCTGCGGGCTTCCATGGCCCGCAGCAGGAGGTCGATCGCCCGCTTACTCAAGGACGTCGCCTTCGTCATTGTCGTCTTTCAGGATGCCCCAGAGGCGCAGATACTTCTCGCCGATCAGGCGCTCTTGCGCCGTCATGTCCTTCAGATTGCAGCCGTGCGGCATCGTGACGTTGAGGGCCAGCGACTTGCCACGACCGCCGGAGGTGCCCGGATGGAATTTGATGGTGAAGCGTGCGCGGGTAATCACCCATTCCGGCACGTCACCTGCGTGACCGAACACATGGGCACCACCCCCGATGTCCAGTCCGATACGGTGTTCCGCCATCTGCCAGATCGTGCGGTCGGCGCCCGACATGGATTCAAGCGTGATACGCTCCTTTGCATCGCCGAGATCCATCAGACGCAATTCCTTGACGGTCACGCTGGCAATCCCGTCGGCAGGGTCGGTCGGGAAGTCGAAGGGCCGCAGCAACATGCTGAGGTCGTATTCGCGCAGCGGCAGCGACTGGTCCTCACCAAGGGTGATCCCGAGCAGATCGCGCGCCATGAACCGGGTCAGATCGATCCGGTCCTCGCGGGTCTTAGCCACGACTTCGATCACGCCAGTCGCAGCTTCATAGGTCAGCGCAGCTTCGAAGACAGGTTTCACGATCCGGCGTGACAAGGTGCTGTTGGCGTCGAAGCCCAGCATGTCCTCAGGACGCCCCTCCCGGTAGACCGCGACCTGAACAAGTTCGCACTCTTCACCGTCCAGGATCACCCGGTGGCGGTCGAAGATGTCGACATGGACATTGGGCGTCTCAAACCGAGCCCGGATTGCCGCCGTAAACGCCGCGAGCGAGATCGGGTCGTTTTTCACCTCCAGATCGGCATCGACGCCAAACCCGCTCCAGGACCGCGTCCGGCGACGTTCGTCGTTGTAGCGCACCTCTTCCGCGAGACGGAAACGATCAGGCTCCTTCAAAAAAACCCACAGCGAGCGATTATTGGCCCCCTCCAGCGCGTCGAACACAGCGCGGTTCTGCACGACGTTCTGCAAGGCGTTCTGCCCCGGTTCATCGGCGAGAGCCGCGACACGGCCGGAATCAAGGACGACGCGCTGCTTTTCGTCGTCGGTCATGGCATCC